GCCATCGTATAGGAACAGAGCATATCCATCATTTTTCCGTAATCAGATTTTCTCTGGTAAAGAGAAGAATCTTTGAACAAACAGTGCTCCTTAACCCATGCGCTGTTCACAATGATTTTGGTTTCCTTATTGGCAGTGGTGAACTTGGTGGTGATGTGAGTGATACCGCCTTTTTTCTTTACTTCTTCCTGTATCTTCTCGGCAACTCGCCGACCTGCGGAATTAGACTCAAACCGGCAGGATTTCACCTTGTCTCGGACAAGGATTTCCGTCAGCCGAGCGTCTACAATATTGGGCAGACCGTTATCACAAACGCAATCGTCAATATAGTAGTCATGCCCATACACATAGGCCACCGGCAGGAAAGCATAGTCAGCCCCCTTGTCCTTTGTGTCGCAGATACCAATAACTGCGTCAGGGTCTTCCTTTGGAAGCTCAAAATAACGGCGAAGCTCGTCCTCAGAGTAGACAAGACCTTCTCGCTCAATCGGCTCGTTCATATACAATGCTCGCCAGCTCACATCGTCCATGATGTTTCTCTGCTCACGGTAGAAACTCGTGCTGAACCCGACACCGTAAGCGTAATCAAAATTGGACTCGTCATTCTCGTTAAGAGCGGGAATCACGATGAACTTTGCCCGATCGCTGTCGATATACTCCCGCTCAAGCCGCCCAATGACATCGTGGACAGACCACCGTGTTGCAATGTGAAGCTCCTTGCAGTGGTCTCCGATTTTACGCTGTCTCAAGTCCGTGGTGTAGGTCTCCCACAGCTTGTCCAGACGCTCTTTCGACAATGCCACCTCGATACCAGACACCAAATCGTCACAGTAGAGCAGGGTAGCGGCACGATACAGACCAGCGTTGCCGGTTCCGATGGAGGTGAACTCCAAAGTTTCAAAACGCTGTCTCTTGTCGAGATCAATACGGCAGTCCTTTGCGTTAGTGTTGGACACCTTTACATTGGGGAAAACATCATGCCAAAGGTAATCGCCGTTTTCGTCCATAATTCGCAGACATTCATCATAAACGCCACGCACAAAAGAATTGGAATGTGAACCTGTCAGCATGGGTTCATTGGGAATTTTCCCACCAAGCCAAGTGAGGTAGAAAATCGCAAGGGTGGTCTTACCGCTACCGGGAGGGAGGGAAACCGCCAACAAGTCAAGTTTATCGTCTGCCAGCTCTTGCAGAGCGTCCACCACCTGCTTCAAAACCTTACGGCGAGGAGGGTAAAACTTCTTGTCAGGCTCCCGGTTCCATTCCACATAGAGCAGATAGCAGTCAAAATCGTAAGGGGCGGCGGTAAGGCAAACCCTCCTGTGCAGGTCATAGATCAATCGCACCTGTTCCCCGGACATAGACCTGTCACGCATGGCTCTCTCACATTCAGCAGAGAGGAGCTTCAAAAACTTCACAGCGAGAGCGGTGTCGGTTTTCATTGCTTCCTTGCTCATGTAATACAGGTCTTCCATAGATTGATAGGCATGACCCGTCCTCACTTTTTCATAAATCGTATCAAGTAGATTTCGCATAAATACCTCCAAAAGAAAATGGCGCATGACCGTTTGAGCTTTACGCTCTCGCAATCATGCGCCATTTAATAATCTGGTTTATACCTTCCCGTCAATAATGGATTGTAACTTCGTTCCAAGCTCAAGCCATTTCGGGTGAACCTTATTCGCAATAAACCCGTTGCTTTCAATGTGACAGCTATATCGTTCGCCGTTCTTCGTGAAGATTTGCAGGAAAAAGCCCTCGCCCTCGTTGTAGTAGGTCGTTTGAGATTTCGACCCCGCCGAAGCCGCTCCAACGACAGCACCGACACCACCTGCAATCGCCCCGCCGATAATAGCTCGTGAGATAACGCCCCGGCTCTTGGTTTGCGTCTGCGCTTTCTGCACCACATTCTCCACGATGGAGTACGAGCTGATTTCATCATAGGGGACAAGGTACTTGATAAACCACATCACACGGTTATCATCACTGAACATGATGTTCTCGTTCGGCGCATACCCGCTGAAACTTTTGAAAATCTGACAGCTCTCAAACAGCTTCGCTTGGGCAAGAGCTTCCCTTGCCAAGTCAATCTGATACTGGTCGGGCTTGCGCTTGCTCAGAAGCTTGTCGAGCTTCTTCTGAGCCTTTTCGATGTTCTTGGTATTGTGAAAATTATCATATCGCCCCATGGTCATTCACTCCTCTCAAGTAGTTAAAGTAGTTGTTTTTCGGTTTTTCCGTAAACTTTTACTTAATACGCGCATACTATGAAAAGTTATACGCAAAACATGATTTTCCACTACTTTAACTACTTCTCCTGCTAATTTCATACTGCTTGCATTTGCGAAAGAATGTGGACGAGGACATACCAGACTCCCGGATTGCGTCCTTGAGAGCGACCTTTCCATCTGCCCAAGCCTTTGCTACTGTGAAGAACTTTTCGTTGGCAGGAATGGGTTTGCGTCCTTTGTATTTTCCCTCAGCTTTGGCGATTTCAATTCCTTCCCGCTGTCTTTCCAAAATGCTTTCCCGTTCAAACTCCGAAAGAGCCGCAAACACCGTCAGCACAAATTTTCCCTGTGGTGTGCTGGTGTCAAAATTCTCCTTGTCCGACACAAGATTCACACCATGCTCTGTCAGCGTTGCTACAGTAGAAAGCAAATCTCGTGTGCTTCTGGACAGGCGGGAAAATGACTCCACATAGAGCGTGTCCCCATCACGCAGAAAAGAGAGCATTTCGTTGAACTGCGGCCTGTCCGTGTTCTTGCCACTGCGCTTCTCTTGATAAATCTTCTCCACACCAAGGGATTTCATCAATTCCATCTGTCTCGCCGGGTTTTGTTCTGCGGTGCTCACTCGTACATAACCGACCTTCATGTACTCACCTCCCCCCGCTTCAATTAGACAACTGTTGCAGGAAAGCGTATAAGTTGACTTTACCCTCTATCCAGACAACATCATCTGAATCCTTTAGATAAACCGAATACACTTCATTCGGGTGTTCAAATATTTTTATGATCTTACTTTTTGCTTTCTTTGTTAAAATAACTCCCATTACTTTTCACCCCGCTTCACATAGGTAAATTCGATGTCATATCCGAGAGCTTCCATAATCTCAACAAAGGTCTTGTTCAACAGACCGTCCTTGCGCTTGATGATACGATTGACATACTGACCTGTCGTGCCGATTTTCTCAGCAAGGTTCAGTTGGTTCATGTTGGATTCAAGGCATTTGACTTTCACATCAAGTTCGATATTGTTTAATACCATAATGCACCTCCGTTGTCTTTGTAGGATTAGTATAGCATTTGAAACGATTGTTGTCAATACTAAAAAGATAATAAAATATCCTTTTTGTTTCTTTTTCGGTTTTTCGGCTACTCACGCCACTCCCTGCGGCTCCTGTGCCGGGTCGCTGTCCCCCTCCGGGGGTATGCCCTCCGGGGCGAGCTGTCCCGGCTCCCGGCTTGCCTGTCCCGCTGTCAATAGCATTATAAAACCGTGATAGCACTTTCAAAACATAGCTTTCAAACCCTATTGACACAAGCCCCGCCGCTATCAATAGAATATACTCTAAAAATAGCGAGGAGGACAACCCGCCCATAATAGAGAATAGCGCAAGCCCTCTATATAACCCCATACCATAGCACAAGATCATAACAGAGAAACGCAAAAACACAAGCCCATAACACAAGATCATAATAAATAAAACAAGGGTATAATATAAGCTCATTATATAAAGCCCTCATATATAAGCCCATGGTAAGCCATATATGCCGCATAAGGGGCAAGGGGTAAAAAGAGATACCCCCAAATATAAAAGCTTTCTATAGGGCATTACAGGCCGATTATAGAGGGCACGAAAAACCCCGCCCAATATAGGCGGGGTATATGTAATTATTTGTTTCGTTTCAAAATTTCAGCCATGAGCATAAACGGAAAAACAAGCAAGATCACAAACCCCATTTTTTAACCCTCCATATTACAAAAGAAATCATCATTTACAAACTCAACGCCGTTATAATGTTCTTGTATAATATCATCTGGTGTTTGTTCGGCTTCTGTAATACCTTGCAATATTTCCGGGTTTTCGTCTTGTAACTGGTAAAAATACGATTGCTTTAATTCCTCCATTTCAGCGGGGGAAAGATCGAAAACATTTTTATACATTGTTTGCCCTCCTTTACACGAATAGAAAACGCCTTGTTTCTGTCGTTTTGGTATATTTTGCGGCTATTTCGGGCATATCCCGTTTTAATGCCGTTGTATCAATGCGGGAACTTGTAACGGCTTTATAACTTGCCTTGTGTTCATTCCCGGCGATACTGTCAAGCCCGTTTTCGTCCATGTACTTTTTCAAGCTGTCTTTCAAACTGTCCAGCGTTGCGCCTATTTCCTCAGCCATGCGGGAATATTCCGCAATTTCACGCATTAGGCCGTTGAGATTGTCCATTGCGATTTTGTTGTAATCAGTCATAATATAACCCCCTCCCCTCTCAAAAGATTGTTTCCACAGTGGTAATAATTTCAACCCATAAATCAATATACTGTGTAACCCATTCCCCGGAATCCTTTTGAAATTCTGTTTTTCCAGTAATAACATAACCAACTTGTAAAGCGTTCCCGGTTTCGGTATCTCTATACATGGGGTTTTTATTCTTTAATGCTCTATCGGAAATGCTAATATAATGTTGTTCGTCTACAATATCCCGGAAAATCTGTAAAGCGTCTTTCACCGTTTCCGCTTCAATATGTTTTACTGGTATAATGCCGCCATCAATCCACCAATTTTTATTATTGTATGGTTTCATTGTAGCAGTGGTTTTGAAAATGTATTTTTTCATTTTTCAGCCCTCCATATAGCTATATGCGTATTGTTCAACCGTTCCCAATGTTCCCGCCGTGGGCTTTTCCCCGGTAAATCTGTCCACCGTTTCAACCGGGATATAAAAGGCGGTATATTTTCCCGTTTCCCTGTCTCTACAATTAAACATTTCAAACACATTAACAAGTCTGTCAAAACTTGCCCCGGCGCAATTCTCTTGTATTTTGTTCATATCCATATCAAGCCGAAAAACCGAACCGGGGCGCAAATTGCAAGGGCAGAAACGAACCGTTAAACCGTTGTTATATGCCTGTCGTGCTTGTTTTTTGTTTATCCGCTTGAAAGTAAAGCCGTTTTCCGTCCATGTGTAAGCCCTCATTTTCAAACCCTCCTAAAAATCTACTTTTTCCCATCGTTCCGGGTTGTAAATTGTTTCCCAATGCCAGCCGGGGGAAAATGTGTTAGGAACTTTTTCCCGGTGACTATCTCGACGGATTATGGAAAATCGTGCTTTCACAAGCTCTTCAAAAATAATTTGTGCGGCCTGTTTAATAATTGCGTCTGGTACTTCTGACTTCCAAAGACAATCAAATAGCCACTTTTTTGTAAATTCATCAAGGCAAGCGTCTTTTGAAAATTTCCCATTTTTAACGGGCGTTTTAGTGTAATAGAACGGGAAAAACGGGTTTTGATCAATCTGGAAATAAAAGGCCGTTTCATCATAAATAAAACAAATATATGTTGTATGGGTTACTTGTATAAATTTAGAATTTTCTAAAGCTCTATCACAAACAAAAGCATTTCTAATAGGCTTTACTTTACCGCCGTTATTTTTTACGATCTTCGCTAATTGCGTCATAATACGACACATATTAAAATCAAGCGGACGCAAATACAATTTTTCATTTTCTCTACTGATATACATTTTCTTTACCTCCTTATAAACTCATGAAAGCGGCTTTATTCAACCCGCAAAACGCTTGAATGTGTCGGCCTGTTGTGGCTGTCCACCCGTCCCACAACTTGACAAGCTCCCCGGAAACAAGCCGTTTAATAATAGGGGTGTTATAGCTGTATAGCGTTTCTGTCCCGTTGTCCTCCACAATTACAACCGCTTTTCCGTAAAAACTCTTGCGTCCGTCTGTCGGTGTCAATTCGTATTTTCTCATTCTAAAAACCTCCTGTCAATCTTGTTCGGATTGTTTGTTGTCCTGTTGTGATTATAGTATAATTCGCTTTTAACGAATTGTCAAGAGGTTTTCGGAAATTTTTTATCTTTTTCGGATTGCTTTTTGTCCTCTATACATTATATAAGCGAAAACGAAAACCCGCCCACGCTCCACCGGCTCCACTTCCACCGGGGGACGATCAGCACCAAAAGAAAAACCGCCGCATTTCTCCCGGCAAAAGCCAGCGATCATAAGCGGCGGTTTCATAGTCGATAGTCGGTAGTCGTTTGATAGTCGAAAGTCGTTAGTCGTTGTCTGAGTCAGAGTCGGAGTCGTTAGAGTCGATAAGGTAGCGTTCCCGGATTGCGTCAGCGTCATAGTCGTTGTCCTTATTGTTGGGCAGGATAGGAGCGACATCGACCTTTTTGACATCTTGATAGCCATAGTTGTTGACACCAAGGAATACACCAGCCATGGGGTTGATTTTGCCATTGAGCATATAGTCCTCCCACAGACATTCCAAAAGTTGATAGGCTTTTTTTACTAAGTCCGTTACTTCCTGCGGCAACGAGGACAGTCCACCCAATGCTCCGCTACCTTGTGTATTACCAGTCTTGATTTCCCACAGTCTTCTTCTGTCAAGCCCCAATGCCATAGCCATACCAGATACAGAGGGCTTCATATCATTCTGTATCATAAAGTCGAAATACTCATTGAGCCTGTCCTGCACAGCTTTTTCGTCATGCAGGTCGATTTTCGGGAGATTCATAAAATGCAAATTCATACTGGTAAACTTCGCATTGTCACCATCTTCAAGCATGAGTGAACTTTTGCTTGCAGGTAAACCAATTCCATTTGGGTTGTTTCTCTTAGTTCCACCAGTGTTTTTCTTCACTGCCATAGTCGTTTTACCTCCTCCGAGAGTCCTCTTTCTTCTTATTCTTATTGCGTAGTTGAAGTAGTTAAAAATCGGTTTTTCCGTAAACTTTTACTATATAGACCCCTTATAGAGGACTTTTACGCAAAATCAAGATTTGAACTACTTTAACTACTTCACCTATAACTTTTCTAAAAGACAAATAGCAATCCGATTTAGACTGTTTTCTAAATGTCGTTTTAGATTGTTTTTCAATCCAAATTGGATAATTTCAGCTATTCCCAACCCTCTTGCTCGTGTCTGTAAAATGAAGTACACTTTCTTTCGATACGAAGCATGACTTCATTGATGGAAAGTCGCAGTCGATTGACCTTTGCTTTGCTCGTTTCATGGGTTATATATTCTGTGTTTTTCCGTTTCTCCAAAGTCTCCACCAGCTCGTTTTGCAGAGCTTTCAGAAGTTCAAAGTCGCTCATTTTTGCACCTCTCGTTTTCAATCAGGAACGCCAACAACATTCCCATTCGCATTTTCCAGTTATTAAGCCAAGACAGGAGAGTGCCATCGAGCAGGTGAGATACGATCTCAACCCGGTTGATGTCCTCCAACAAGCCCTGCATTTCTCTCAGAATTTTCTTCTCCACCCTCGTCACTCCAATCTTCGTCATAGATTTCGTAGCAATTTTCTGCGTCAAAATCTATAAT